AAACTAATTGGTTTCTCTCCAGTTAAAACACCTGCCTGTTGAGGAACCGCCTGATTTTGACGAATCGAATCAAGTGGATTATTATTATTACTTTCTTGTGCTGGTTGTTCACCAGTTACAGCTTTCCACATATTAATTGCACCATCAATGCCATATTCAGCAGGGTTTTTACTTGCAAAATCAACAAATGAATTTATTTCTTCAGGTGTTAATCCTTTTGCAGCAAGTTCATTTTGAAGTTTAGTCATACCAACTTCTTTTTGAACACCTGCCATTTGGCCTTGAACAGCGTCATTAATAGAGTCCTGTAACTCTTGTTGTCGAAACTTATACGATTTAGATGCTGGGTCATTATAGGCTTCCCATGGGTCAAACTCATCTTTTTCTAAAGTTATACGTTCAGATTGTGTTGGTTGACCACCTTGAACCATTGTTGAGATAGTATTTACTATATCAGGTCGTGATTCCAACAATTGACCAACTTGTTCGTATTGTTTTAGCTTTTGATTTTCAGTATGAAGTTTATCTTTTTCTGATTGGAAATATTTAGCTTGAGATTCCCAGTCATTTGAAGAACCTTCATCTTGTGTTTGATTTTCATCTTGCCCTACATTATCATTGATTTGACCTTGATTATCAAGATTTTCATTGTCTAATGCGTTATCCATTTTACTCTCCTTTTCTTTGCAATCTCTCTTGTTTTTCTTGAGCTTGGCCACGTAAACGTAACTTCTCTGTTTCGAGTTTAACTGCATTTTCTAGTTTGCCAACAGCAAGTCTATTTGCAGACTTACTATCTGATTCATGTGATTTAAGCTCAGTTTTGAATTTCTCAACTTCTGTACGCTTACGAGCTGAGATTGACTCTCTATGTGCTGTTTGTAAATCACCTTGTAAATTCTTAACTGCTTCTTGAGCTTGTTGTAATTGCCCTTGTAATTGTTGAACAATATCCATTCTTTGTAAAACACCTTCTTTATCGAATATATCTGTTTTCATTAATGCTTCTGTTCTATCGATTAAACCTGCCTGATATGCTTCCATATATATTGACCATTCACCCCATCTATTTGATGGCATTGTTGAATTACCAATAATATTAACATCATATTGACCTATAGTTAAATCATTCATCATTTCTCCAATAGCTTGAGATTTATCATTATAGTGATTAACCATATATTCTGACATATCGTTGTTTGGCTGTACAACTCTAAATACTTTTTTATAATTATAATGCTCTTTTGCAAAATTATATATAACTTGCCCTAATCTTCTTAAACTACCTTCAATATCTCTTAATTTAGATTTACTTCTTCTTTGTCCAAAATCTTCAAGCATCATTGTTGCAGAAGATGTTTTTGGAGCAACTTCAGTATTTCCTTGCATCATTTCAAATATACCCATATTCAAATCAATATATTTTTCAATCAATGCAGGCAATTGCATAACAGAATTAGATAAAGGTTGTGGAGATGGAAAATGAGGTTCTCCAAAAGATGGGTCATATTCTATTGTTGCATTAGGATTTGCCCAATCTCTTTCTAATTCTTCTATATCATCAACACTTCCTTGCGGTATTAATAGTTTTAATCCAGACGATGCCTGTGCATGCGAAGTAATTAATGACATTGTTTTATTTAAAAATCTTTGAAAATCTTTATTCTTTCTAACATCACTCATAGGATATGGAGTATTGGTCCATATATTTGGTACTGGAACTATAGGATATTTATCTGTATTTAAAATATGCTCATATAATACAATTTGTCCTAAAGTACATGTTAATTTAATTCTTGGCTGCAAAACTTCAACAACATCAATAAGTCCTTGTTGAACAGCTTGTTGCATTTTTTCATCAGATAAAAATTGCTGCATATTAGCCTCGTCAAGTATTCTTTCTTGGCCTGATTGCATATCCATTATTCTATAATATGGAACTTTTGTTTTTGAAAAATGTTCAATCAGCTGATACTTCTGTGAACCCTCCCCTGTATCTTTATCTTTAATATAATCAGGAGTAAATGAACCCATAGTTCTTTTATTTACTGGAGATGGAAATGTATCATCCTCATAATAACTATCAATTTCATCAATAAGCATTTTACCGTTTTCTTCATTAACTTCTGCTAATTGAGGATATAAATCTAATAATTGAAATTTTGTAAATATAGTTGATAACATCATACCAGAGGCATCATCAAAATATCTGCTTCTAGCATTGGGGTCAACTACAACCCTAAATGGGTCAACATATGTAAACTTAACCTCTCCTCTTCCATAATCAGCTTCTCTATCTACATATGCATAAAAATAACCAAGACCTGTGACAGCATAATCATGTATGGTTTGTTTAAATACTTCATTACCATCTGATATATTCCATATATATTCAAGTATTGTTTTCCATACACTTGCCAAATCACTATCTGAATCCTCTCTTGGAATTGCTGAGAATTTTGGAGGTTTTGATGTTATTATTGCTTTAAACTGCTCAATTGCAGAATATAGTCTGTCAAGTGGAATATTAGACTGATTTCTGGATTCAAGTTCATCAGCTTCGTTTTCGCTGAAATGATTACCTAAGTAAAAATCAATGTCTTCTCGTGCATGGTCTTCCCACTCTTTACGAGCATCATGCCACCTATCCCATAATTCTTTTGTATATATTGCCTTTTTATCCGCTTCTATCATAGTGTGTAATATAGTAATAATTTATTGTAAAATCAAATACGTGAACCTGTCATCCAATTATAACGCTTTTTTGGCCTTTCCCAACTATCGCCTTTTTTAACCTTTTTAGTCTTTCCAGCCTTCTTATTTCCTTTTGCATATTGTGTTGACAACCAAAATGCATCAATTGTATCATCATGAGAACCTTTAGGAAAATCAAGTAATTCTCCTATAAACTCATGCATATCTTTTTTTAAATGTACTGCTCCTGCTTTAAACATAGGTTGAAGCCCTTCAAAAAGTCTATCTTTCTTTTTTTGTTGCCCATAACCTTTAATTCCCATTTCTATACCTGGAAGAAATTTTCCTTCTCTTTTACTTCTTTTTTGAACATAATCTCTTAACATCTCTTGATATGATATTGTTTCAATATTTATTCTTTTAATTGGGTTATATCGTTCTGCAATCTTAAATATCTGGTCGGCACACTCCATTGGTAATACTCGCTTTCTCCAATATTCAATAACGTAATAATCGTATTCTGCAGTAACACCAATAACCATAATAACACTATAATCGTTCCTAGAGCCAAGTGTTGAAGCAGGGTCAACACCCATGTATATATTGACATATTCCATACTCCCATCTTCAAATTTTATATACCACGAATTTGCTTCTTCATTAAACTTAACATTTCCAGAATAAAAGCCACCAGTTATATCATCTTCTCCAAAGACCTGGTCTTCTGGAGATTTAGCTTGATTCATATATTCCTGATAAAATTTAGCAGGAGTACCAGAATCTATATAAAATTGCTTTCTTTCTTCTATTTTCTTTAAAGGCCAACGTGAAGGCCACAATGGAGTCCCATCATCTTGTATTGCTTTATGTGTTTCTACTTCCCAAGAATACTCTTCTCCAGTTTTTTGAGCTTGTTGATGATTTTTAACGAGTCCATTTAAAAACGAATCATAATGCACTATAGTTCCATTACACCATAAAAACCCACCTTTATCAAAATCAATAGCTGGATATACTGCAGCTGTTACCCAATTCTTTATTTGTAACCTAGACTCTGGAGTTTTAGTATTTAACTCAGATTCAAAGTCATCAAGTATAATTCCAGTATATCTTGTAGATAATTGCTTTTTACCACGTAGTCGCTGAGATGCTCCTTTAGCAATCATTCTGCAATTATTTCGCAATACAATTTCGTTTTTAGTCCATTTATCTCCTTGCAGGTCACCGAAATAGTAATGTATTGCAGGATTTTCATATATATGTGTAGATATCCAATTAAGGTTATCAATAGCTTGGTCCTGTGCCTCGCCAACCCAAGCGATAAATTCTGGGCTATCTTTTGTCGCAAACAAAAACCTGTGCAAGACAGCACATGCTGCTAAGGTTGACTTTGCGTGGTCACGAGGCAATACTAGGGCCAATTGTTGAATATTTCTATCTAAAAGTAGATTACCTACATTTACATGAAAATCTGGAGTAGCTGAAGCTAAAAAGTCTTGTGGTGAAAATAATTTACCAAAGACAATTAAATCTTTAAAAGCCATCTCAAGAATTTGTTCATTCTTAGAAATATCGCCATTAAGATTCAAATTAGCCATTATTTATACTGTACCCGCTTCAGATGATGTAGTTACTGGTTCAATTACAGATGCCATTATCTGTGTGAATTTAGCCATACCTTCTGCTGGAGGTAATTGTTTAGCTGTTGCATGTACTTCGTATTTAGCACTAAAGTCAGTTGACCTTGTATTTGTTTTAGATGCTGCAACATGACCACTAACACTATGACTAGCAGATGCACTTACATGTCCCCATCCCCAAGAAGCACCACCACTAGCACTAGCACTACTACTTGAATCAGAACTACTACTTGAAGTATCTGTATTAGATGAAGTTTGTCCAACACTCATTACAAAATCAATCTCCATAGTATCCATTGCAAAATTTGGTATATTTACAAGAGAAATCATAGGCATTTGAATCTTTTGATTCACATGTGCTACTTGACCAGTTGTTGAAGAGTTAGTTAATCTATCTAAACTAACATCTATTATATTTGCATTCTTAGAACCATCATCGTTATCTTTTGGTAGGAATGCTAAATCATTAACGAAACTTAATGTTTCTTGTGCTAAAGCTCTTTGTCCTTTAGCTGCACCAAGTATAGGTGCGCATATTAAATCTTCAATAGGTAAACCTACAAAAGCTTTAACTGTAGTGTCTTGTGTTGCCATTTTATTATATTCTCCTTATTAGTTTGGTATTATCTTAATAAGTGAATCCTTAATGCGTGCTATCCCCTCTGGGGCATCTTGCCCATTAAATTTCACTTTAATCTTGGCCATTTCATGACCTTTGTTTCTATTACTTAAATCTGTTAAAAAGCTGCGAATCCTACTAGGTTTCTTTTTAGTAGCATCACTTTTGTTAATTTCCTCTGATTCTCCTGGAGATAATGCAACTTTCATATCAATTTCAACTTCTTTGATTGCCATACCATTATGAGGTACTAATGTAATTACAGGTATGTTTACTGTCTTCATTTCTCCATTTTGCCCAGTTGGAAGCTGTATAGGTAACATATGTGGGTTTCCGTCCTTATCAAAGTAGTCTTCTTTTATTTCCCCAACATAATGTTGCTCAATTGTATTTTGTGCTTCAACAATAGATTTATATATTCCTTGAAATACACTATCTAAACTATTCCCCATTTATTCCCCTTTTTATATAATTAACATTTCCATTTACGTAATGCTTTATTTATCCTTGAATCTGGGTCATTCGCAGTTTTAGAACTAGTAAGCTTCTTTTTCATGCCACCCATACGAGCACAAAATGATTTCTTTCTAGAACCACCTTCAGGTTGTGGAGGTTTTAAATTAGAGCCAGGATTTTCTTCTTCATAAGACTTTCTACCTTTTTCATTAAGACCGCCAGATTCACTCTTACCTTCAGACCTTTGCCATGCAGGTGTTTTACCACCATCTTTAAATTTAGCTCTATTCCTTGCGTCTTTTACAGGTATCTCCGATGCCCATTTGTCCATTTTTCAACCTTTCTTCATTTAATTATTGCACAGGCATTATTTGATTAACACGATTTTTTGTTGCTTCATCTGGTTCTGTATGATGCAACATGTTATAAGCATCTTGCATAGCCTGTCTGTCTCCTCCAAAAGCTTTAATTAACAATTCATCAACAAATCCTGGTTTTACTTTAGATTGAGCAAATAAGTTTGCAAGAATCATAATATCAGCCTCTTTGTCTGTCCACTGCGTAGGGTCATTTGGTATTAAATTAATAAACCCAGTATCAAATCCTAAATTATTAGCTCTATTTTTTGCAGTTTTTACAGAGTCTTCTGTAAATTGATAAACACCAGATGCTGTTGTTGTTTCGGCTCTTGCTTCTGGATTCCCATAGGGGAAATCAGTTGTTCCCAATAATGGCCGATATTTACCCCCAGATTCAATTTGTCTAATTAAATTTAAAAAAGGATGTCTTTCGTCAGTGTATTGAACTTGCTCTATTAAATTATTTAATAAATATTGAGCTTCTGTTTCAGGTAAAACGGAAGGTTCATATATATCTGAGCTTAATGTTGGAGTAAACATTGACATTATTTTAATTTCCTTTCTAAATAAACAACCTCGGACACATAAGGGAGACTACTATGTGAGGATATAGAGGGGATTTGTGCTATACTCATGGAAACTGCATCCGAGGTCTTAATTCTTGTTCTTTTTTTCATGCTCTTCCTATATTTGTTGAATAATCACTCATATTCACTAAATTATCTTTTAAATCAAATTGTGATTTACAAAATGGACACATCCAACCCTCAATTGTAAAATCATCTTCTGCTAATAACCCAACTCTTTGGGTCATATTGTTATCGTAATATAAATTCTCGTCACAAACAGGACAGGGGTCTTTACTCTTCTTCTTCCTTTTCTGCATGTGCGAGCATGTTTGTTTCTTTTCCACCTTGTAATGCCTCCAGTTGTTTAGGGGTAAATCCTTGAAATACCGTTAATTGCTCTTGTTTTTTCTCTGTATCGAATAAACCAGCGATTTTCGTTAAAGATTCGAGTGAACGAAGCTTATTTGAGTCGCTATCAGACAAAGCAACAATATCCCTATACTTTCCTATTATCCATTCAGGTGTAACACCCTCTTCATTTAGTATTTTTTGTATTTCTTCCTTAACCATGCTACGTATTTCCTCTTTTTGTAGTAAAAAATTTGACTTCTTTTTGATATAGTTCTCGTTTTTAGCCATTGGATAGGCTTTTTTATAAGCAGCTAGTGCATTTTCCCCCGATGCAACATATCTGGCAAATAAAAACTCACGATTATTCATCTTCCTATCTTTCACATAAGAAATCTTTGCTTTTGAATTGCCTGAAAACGTATAAATGTTCTCAACAACACCTTTATCGCCCAATATCTTGTGACTTTTCTGTTCACAGATAAAAGAACCGCAAACCGTTCTAATCATTGTGCGTGGCGTTTTATATCCAGGATGATTTACTTGGCTTTTTTTAAGAATCTGACAAATATAACCGTCATCAGTATAAACCCAATCACCCTCATCACCACTACGCCAACTAGATATAACCTCATCATCATTGCCGAATGCTTTATATTCCTGCAAATCATCAAATAAATAGTGAGGCGTACCCTTTATTGACTTAAAATCCATTATTGTGTTAATTTGTTATGCATATTGGTAGCAAATATACGAAAAAAAATTTATAAAAAAAAATATAAGTCCAAAATAAAGTACTTGCATAATTCAAAAATTTGATTATATTTATATTATAGAGATATATAATAGAGATAATATAGAGATGCACTATAGAGAAAAGAAAAAGTAAAATAAAAAGAAAAGTGCTAGAATTAAGGGGTAATTTCAAAAAATAGGGTTAGAATGTGTGTGGGTATTTTGTTATGCGGGCACCCCCCGTCGAATGTCCCTTGTGGGGTTGCGATTTGGTTGAATTTTGGATTGCAATTATAATTTTAATTTAGTTTATATGTTATTACTAGGGAAGGTACAAACAAAAACGGGGCTAATATAACCCCGTTCTCTACTTACTACACTATTGACCACACACCGCTATTACTTAATCATCATCCACCGCACACGCATCTATAAAACGCTTACCATCAAATAAATGATTATCTTTGTGCAGTTCATTCATTAAATCAGCAATTAAACTAATCTTATTTATTTTATTATGTGGTAACATCTCATCATTATTTATTATTGTATTCTTTTTAATTACTTTCGCTAACATTATATAATCTTTTCTAGTCATTTTTAATATCCCCTTTATTATTTAAGTTCTTATTATTATCTTTACTATTCATTTCTTCTAAAACCTCACCTAATGCTTGTATAAATAAGTCCTCAATGCGTCTAGGTGTTATTATTTTATTCGCTATTAATTCGCCATTAATACCAAATTTACTAGCTTTTTTATTACTCATTATTTATCCCCTTTCAACACGTCTTGCAATAAAGTCAATTTATCAAGTAATACTTTTTTATTTCCATCCATTCCAAAGTACCAATTAACATGTTTTAATCTAAAACTTCTAGTTGGTTTAATGCCCTTATTAAATAACATTAATTGACCCTTTGCAACCGCCAAATTATACAAAGCCATTTGATGACGTTGCTCATGGTGTAAGTCCGCCAAAAATTGACAATCTCCATTTATTTCTATTGGTTTACTCATTGTTTTGCTCCTCATTGTTATTTATAAATTTATCCTCTAATTGTTTTAAAAACATTTCATGGTCATAAATTACTGTATCAACATCACGCTTTATAACAAAGTTTTTAGCTTCTAAGTCATCATAATGTTCAATAATTTTATCATCTAGTTCTATATCATTTTTTGCTAGTTCTTTTATATCTGATTTTAAATGATGTATTCTCTCATCTATAATTTCTAAACAATTAAGTATTTTTTCGTCAAAGTTTGTTAATACATTACACCTTTCATTTATATTATCAGCCATTTCAACAACTTTATCTATTCTTTTATCTGCAATTTCACACATTTCCATTATATCAGCCATTTTTTCAAAATGCTCTATATATTTTGTATTTCTCTCAGCATTTAATAAATTGATTTTTTCTAGTTTTTCAAGTCTAGCATTAATATCAATTTCTAAATTTACTAGATTATTATATGCAGATGTATCTAATCTTTTAATCTTATCATCTAATGTTTCAATTTTATCTTCTGTTCTATCTTTTTTAATATTTTTAAATATGATAGTAATATCATCTTTTAAATCTTTCAAAAAATCCCATATTTGATTGATATCATTACTATTAATTTCAATTTTTTCAGCCATTCCGTTCATTACTTTTACATTTGTTTTTTTATCCATTGTTTTAACCCTCATTTTATTTGTTATATATCTTACACGCCTAAATTTACAACAAGTTCCACAATATTTAATAATATTTATTTACTTTTATCATTGTTTATTATTGTTTATCATGCTTATATTTTATCAACGAATTATTAACAATGGAGACAATAATGGAAAAGACAAAAAAGTATTACACAGAGGATTTAATAGAAGAAGCGATAGAAGATTTAAAAGAAGCAATAGCACTAAATAAAGTCCAATTTGATGAAGAAAAAATTTATGATATAGATGACACAATTTCAGAGATAGCCGATAACAACATACCAATTTATACTTACGATTTACTACAACATGCAAGTAACGATTTTGACCTAATTGAGCCGAGTGATTTATGCTCAGATAGTCCAAGTGTTACACAAATAATTACAGCAAATATTTATGAAGTCTTAACAGAGGCTTTATATGAATACATAAACGAACAAAATGAGGAATAATACAATGCAAAATAAACTAACCGAAACACTAACTTCTTTCATATCAGAAATAACACAAATGGAAAGAAATAACGCCAAGTTAAATGAAGATATTAGAGAGTTAGAAAAAGAGAAAGAAAAAGGATATAAATCCTTCAATACTGAAACACATATCTTAGTAGAAAAAAGAGTGCTTGATAATCTACTTAGTAATGTAAGTGATTTGCGTCATAATGCAAGATATACTTTAGAAGAAATTGACACAGCAGAAAGAAGTATAAACGATGCAAGATATAATGCAGATGATGTGAGAGATTCAGCTCGTAATATAGTAAGTGATATTGAAGACCTACTTGCAGAACAAGCAGAAGAAGAAGAAGCAGGACAAGAAGAAGCAGGACAACCTACATTTAAAAAACCCGCAGTAAAAATAACAGCAAATAAAGGAGATTACAATGCGTAGAAAAATAAACCTAAAAACAGCAACACTTGATGAAATCAGAGAAGAATGTGATAAAGTATATGGAACACCATTTGGACACAATATGATTGGAATAATGTGTAGTGTGGTAGATGAAAGATTTGGAAAGGAGGAAGCACAAGAGCTATTTGATGACTACCAAATGTAAGTCTTACTGATGAGCTTTAAATAAGCGAAACAGCCTTGTAATGAGGCTGTCTAAGACAAAAGGAGAATGAAATGAATAAACATGATATAGATAAATTAGTGAGATGGGCAGTTGATAGTGATTTAAGAAAATTTTCAGAAGACGCTTATGGAGTAACAGGAACAGCATTTGATGTTGCAAGTGAAGGAGAATATTTAAGAGATAAATTTAAACAAATGCAAAGCAATTTCATTATGTGGATAAGTGGATTAAGTGGTAAAAACAGAGCAAGATTATCAGAGAATATAAACAATCATAAAGGAGAATAAAATGGGAATGGACGTACATGGATTAAATCCAATAGAGAACAAAAAGAAAAGTGATTTTCCAATACTTGTAAAGGTAGACAAATTGGAGAAAGAAGAAAAATGGAAAGAAAGAATGGAGTTGATAGAACAATCAGATAATTATTGGAAAGAAAGGGATGAATATGAAAATGCAAATAAAGGCATATATTTCCGCAATAATTGTTGGTGGTGGAGACCACTATGGGATTTCTGTTATAATGTCGCTCCTGAGCTAATATCAGATGATTTATGGGCAGATGGACATCATAATA